ACTAGAATTATAATATAGTATATTTGCTATATCATCTGTAATATTAGCAGGTAATTTTTGTCTAAATTGTTCAAAAGGCATGTCAATACTTCTAGCTTTAGATTCAACTGCAGGTTCATTCATCATAGGTTCATTAACCATTGGTGCATCTACTTTTTTAGGAGTTCCCATAGCATAACCTATTCTACCGCCATCAGCTTTTTTAACTTTAATACCTGAAGCCATGTCGACAATAGATTCTGCTTCAGCAATAATTTGTTCATTTGATTTACTACCACCAAGATCATTTTCTTTAATAATTGCAGCCATATCAAGAATTTGTTCCGATCTTGATTTTCCAGGTACCAATACATCTAAGTAAGCATTTTCTGATTGTGTTTCTAAATTTTGTAATTCCATTACTAATGGACCTAATACATCATTTCCAGCTCCTGATTGTTTGGCTTCAATTATTTTATTTTCTATAGCTGTTATTTTAGGAGCAAATAAAGATCTAACTGCATTAGCAGTTTGCATTTTAGCTGAATCCGAAGCTCCTAATTTAGCTGCAGCTATGTCACCTTTAGTTTTAATTAAATCACTAAATAAATCAGCTTCAGTTAAATATTTTTCTCTCGACTCTTCTCTTTTTTCTTTTCTTTTAGAAGCTAAATCTTCAAATAAACTGGATGTTGGTTGTTTAAATGCTTCTGCAGCAGTAGCTAATGTACCACCTCTTGGTGTTGCGGATAATAAATTTAATCCACCTTGTATAAGAAACTGTGATAATGGATCCATACCTTCATCTTTTAATTCTGGTCTTTCAGGTAATTGAGATGAAACATAAGCTAATTCTTCTTTAGTAGGAATGTAATTTTTTAAATCTCCAACAAATGGATCATCACCATGATTTTCTCTATCAACAATACCAGTCATGATACCGTTCATATTATTAGTCGGTCCACCTTTTCTAAACATTGGTCTTTTAAATATTTTACTCATATTAATTAAACGCTTTGTATACTCCAGCCAATGTAGCACCTGCACCTAAAGCAGTTTGTAAAGGCGTTGGAGATGGTTGTGTTTGAGTTTGTGTTCCACCGGGATAACCAGCGATTAATCCAGTGATCCCTGAACCCAGAGCCTGTGTAGCCTGAAGCGGTTGCATCAATTGTTGCTGTGCTAACTGTTGCTGTGCAGCAAGTTCTGCTTGAGCTTGTGATTGTTGTAATCCTCCTAAAGTAGTCAATGCAGAAATTTGTTGACCGGCTAATGCAGGAGCTTGTTGAGCTAATCCTAATTGACCTGCAGCTAATTGCTGTTGTCTTAAGAAATCTTGTCCCGCAGCTTGTTGAGCTTGACCAAATCCTTGTTGTAATAACTGTGCTTGTAAGGCCGCTCTGTTTCTATCTGAAGCTTGTTGATATTCTGCTCTTTGAACACCCTCACGTCCTCCACCAAATGCACCAGCACCAATTGCTTGTGCTGCTAATTGTGGTAAACCTTTTTGTGCTTGTACATCAAAATCAGCTAAAGTTGTATCAATTATATCTTGTTGGTATGGAGACATGTAAGCTTGATATGCAGTAGGACCAGTTAATCCAGCTGCTGCTTGTTGTGCTTGTGCTGCACCTTGTAAATAAGGTTCAAATGCACCAAGGCCACCTACTTTACCAAGTGCTTGTTGAGTTAATGCACCAAGACCGGCAGTATATTGTGGACCATAAATTTTAGATAAATCTGCTTCTTTTAAATTACCTGTTACTTGTTGTAATTGAGTTATAAACGGTTTTGCAGCCGCTTCTATAAACTCCGGTGGAGCATTTACTACTGTTGATACTTCTGCCATTATGCTACTCTCCCGCCTTTTTCTAATTTTTTCATCATGTCGTACATACGTTGTGCTCCTTTGTTGACATTACCGTCACCCATTCCTCTTACAGCATCAGCTGTAAATACAAATTCATTATTAGCTAACATCGCTGGGATGTCATCTGCTTTTTCTTTTACACCAACTGGAGGAATAAATCCACCTGTTTCTCTAAGATCTAATTCTGTAACTCCTGCAGGGTTTTGATTTAATGGTAGATTCATGATTCCGGCTGCTTGTATAGCGTTTTGTTCTGGACTACCTAATGCATAACCTATTCTACCGCCATTCATAACACCAGTTCTATACATATCTTGATTATATTCTGCAGTATCTAATTCTACTTGTTGTGCTATAGCTGCTTCTTCATCTGCTTCATCAGCAAAAGTTCTTTGATTTCTATATGCATCAGCTAATTTAAGCTTCAATGCACCAACGTTTCTAGTAATACCTTCAGGATCGCCTTCTTGTTCTGCCTGATTTAATAGTCCACCTAATAAAGAACCACCGGCAAATACTTTTGCAACATCTTTAAATGATGCGGCTTTCTTGGCTTTATTCACTGCATCGCCTGCAGTGAAAAAATTAGATACAGTAGAAGCTCCAGGTAAATTACCAAAACTAAATCCTGACATACCGGCTCTTTGTAATCCTAATAAATTACCGCCGCCTAGATAATATCCACCAGCTGCAAGTAAAGCTGCTTTACCTAAATCAGATTTAACTATATCTTTAACTCCAGATACAGCGCTTTTAACACCTTTAGTAACTGATTTAACCAAACTCCCTAAACCATATTGTTGTCTAGGCATAGCATTCATAATGCCTCCACCCATACGTAACTGACGTTCCATTAATGATCTGTTTATTGCCATATTTTAAATATATTTATACTGTTGAGCAGGCTAAGATTCCTGTAAATACTATACTTTATTTGATTTTTTTGTTAACGTCAACACGTTTTAAGCCGGTCAACATATCATAAAATCTACCACAATACTCATGATCTCCTATATGAGATATATGGTCCATTACATATACATATACTTTACCACCAATATCTGTCCACCTTTGACAGAATCCAAAATCTTCTCCAAAATACCTTTTAGTTTCTGGGTCATGTAATGTATCAAATAGGTTAAAAAAGTTTTCTTTTGCAACTTCTTTACCATTAATAACAGTTGGTTGATATATTTGTAATTCAGGATGTTTTGCTATTAATTTTTCTATTACATTTCTTTTAATTAACATACAGCCTGTTGGAGCATGAGTTACTTCCATAACTCCTTTGTCTACTATTAGTTCATTTTTACCAATTTTAATTGGGTACATATACCCTGAAGATAATAGATCTTTTTCTGATTTAACCATATCTGTTTCTTTTATCTTCTTCCACATCTTATCTGTTTCAAACATTTTCATTGGATATGGACATGCAATAATATCTTTATCTGCTTCAATCATTTTAAATATAGTCTCACTTTTAAATGAAATATCTGAATCTATAAATAGTAAGTAATCGTAATTGTCATCATGATTTAAAAATTCAGCTACACATAAGTTTCTACCTTGTGTAACTAATGATGATTTTAGTAAACTAAAACTAACCATTATATTTTTTTTCATACATTCTAATTGAAATTTTAAAACTGCCTGAGTGTAGTGCATGGATACTTCACTATGACATGGGGTACATACCATTATTTTATAAGATGGTTTTGATTTACCTAGGTTAATTTCAGTTACGTTAGAATCTACTTTTTCTAATTTTTCTGTTTGGTAAGTATCTTTATTAGCGTTTGTATTTTTATTTTCACCAAACCAAATAGGTTCATTATTTTGCATTAATTGCTCCTTGTAAAAATCTAGTCCAACTTATTGATTTAACATTCCAATTATAAAATCTATTAACATAATCTCTTTGCATTTTTAAATGATCCTGGATGCCTGGTGCCTCAAGTGATTGTGCAGCAACTTCTATACCTTGTGCAAATTTTCTAGCTAAAGATTGATAGTTATTTGAGTATGGAATATACATTGGAAACTCTGCACCTGTTTCATATAAAGCACCAAAGTTTGTAGTCACACAATATAATCCTGCAGCCATCGCTTCTAGTAGTGATATACAAAAAGTCTCTTCCCAAATACTTGGATAAACAAATAGTCTATAATTTTTTAAATTTTCTTTTATGTATTCATTAGGTTTATAACCAATATAATTTACATTAGGTAGTTGTCTTGCTTGATCGTAAAGTGGTTTGTATTGATCATCTGTTTGATCATGAAAACCTTTACCATATACTTCAGTTGATGAATATACATCTAAACTTATTAATGGATTTTTAACTAATTGCATTGCACCTAACAAAACACTTAATCCTCTCCAAGGTGTACAGTGATGTATAATTTTTATAGGGTCACCTTTTTTATAAATAGTTGGTATGGGTTCAATAGTATCTACACCATTCTTAATTACTAAAGATCTCTCTAGTGGTATATCAAACATCATTCTAAATTTTTCGAAGTTCCAATTAGAATTAAATATATACCAATCATATTTATTGTGATTAGATTTATCTTTGAACCATGGAGCCAGATTCGGTTGATCATATGAATTTTTTTGCCAAAGAATATTTATTTTATCTTTAGCTAGTGGAATAGATTCTGGTACCGATGTACAGATCTGAAATTGATCTAATAGTTTTGAATCAACGTGTTTTCTTAAATATTCAAATTGAAGCTCAGTCCCGCCTCTAGGGTTTTGATTTATCATTTTTTTGATTCATTACTTTCTGAAATACTTGTAGACCTTTGTTAGTAACTTGCACTGTAACATCTTCTACAATGTCAGGTCCTTCTATTTTATCTTTTGATACTTCTCCTGTCTTAGTATTTCTATAGGTTGTTATAGTTGTACACTCTATTTTAGGTATGTCTTTATCCATTTTCTTGCGATCTATCTATCATAAGATAACTCACTTGTCCAGAGGCCTTGTCAGCAACACTGGCTTGTACTTTTAATACATCTCCTGCTTCCATATTGATAACATCTTTTGCAAAATTGTCTGTTGATTTATTTAAAGTGCTGTGTGCTATTTCAACATCAGATCCACCTGATTTTTTTAAAAATACTTCAAAGTCAACATTGGTATTATCTATTACACATGCCTGTACTGATTTTACAATAGCAATTGCTGATGTAGATATAGTTAACACAGTTGTTAAATTAGTTGTTGTTAAATCAAATATTTCGCTTTTATAAAAATTAGCCATTAACTTAAAAACCAGTTTTTCTGGTCTTCCTCATTTTTTAAATCTTGTTGGAAAGAAAAGTTTAACTCAGTTTTAATTGTATCAACCGCTCTAAGAATTTGTCTCTGATTTTCTACTTCGTATTCTTCTTTTGGTTCTGGTATGTATGAAGTTATTTTAGCCATTATCTTCTTCCATCTGGTTTAATATCTACTCTTAATGTTCCATAACGCCAAGTCTCACCTATAGCATCATTTTCTATTTTAATTGCAAGTAATCTTCCTCTAGCTCTAGTGTCTACTTTATCAGTAGAATTTGTAATTGTAAAGGGTCCAAGAGGTGAACTAGATGCTGTGTCACTCGGATAGTTGTTTAATAATAGTGTTACTTTTGAGTTACCAGTTAATACTTTGAAATCAGGTATAAATCTTTTCATAGACATAATAAATTCACCATCTCCTTTAAAATCAACTGTACCTGTTGCTTTTCCCATCATACCCATTCTAGCAGATATATCAAAATCTCCAGATTTTATAAAAGCATTAATAGATGTTGTACCACTACTATTAACTTGATCAGTTCCTACTTCATGTGCGTAATAAGTTGATGCTCCATATCTTGCTGTAATTCCTTGTATTGGAAAATTAGGTACAGCGCTATCATCGTATTCAGTTGCGTAAGGTACATCAAATACACCTGCATCAAAATAAGAAGTTCTAGCTAATGAAGAAGTCGTCCAAATTTGTTCTGCATAATTATAAGTTACACATCTATTAATTTGATCAACTCCTGATGTTGCATAAAACCAATTAACTTCATTATATAGAGTATTATGTTCTGCATAAACTACATCAGACGAATTATAATTAATACCTGGATTATTTCCTTGGGTTGTAAATACATAATCTTCAACTAAACAAGGTATCGCTTTTACTGTACCATCGTAAACAAAAAATCCACCTTCACCAGACATCCAAAATACAGCGCCATTAGAATAACTCAATGCATGTTGACCAATTAATCCACAATTTGTACCAACCTGTTTTACACTAAATGTAAATGGTGGACCCACATATTGAATTACATATGCAGAATTATCCGTTAATACTAATGTATAATCTTTACCAGATACAGCACCTACAATTTTATTACCTTTATCAACTCTAAATGTTCCTGCGGTGTTAGTTGCAGTTGGAGCATAGGTATTATAATCTTCTTGATTTGAAAATCTTATAAACATCGGATCTTGTGTTGATGGATCACCAATAGTTGTTTCTGTTCCAAAATGAAATACGTGTCTATCTCTATCCGATACTTGTGTTAATCTTGATGCAGTTGGTGCTCCTGACATAACAACTGCTCTAGTTGTTCTTGGATTTGATGCACCTGCATCCCATGTAAAAGTTCTGCCATCTCTAATTGTTGCAATTAATATTTGTCCGAAGTTATCTAAACTCCAGTTGCCTGGATCCAGAATCACGTTACTAGTTGTACGTTCCGTGCCCCAAGTTTCTGCGCCAAATTGATAAGTACCCCAACCATAACCAGCAGTTTGAAATGTTGGACCAACTACTACGTATGGAAGTATTTCTGCTGATCCTGTTCCAGAAGTCGTGCCTGCTGAATTAGACGGCATTGTAATATCAAATGAGTTTGCAGATGTATTAAATACTTCAAAAGTGTTATCTGTAAAATCTTCAACCGTATAACCTGATCCTGTTGGAATAGTCACTGAATCAAATGTAATATATCTACCATCCAATAAACCATGAGCAGTTTTATTAACTGTAACTGTAGCAGAACCGGTTGTTGCATCGAAGTCAGCTCCTGCAATCGCTGTATCTAAAGGGGTAATATCATAAAACTGTTCTCCATAATATAAAAATAAACCTTGTGATGTACCTATTGCTGTATACTTTTCACCTTGTAGAGATGTCCAAGCAAGTTGTGCTCTAGCTGCTCCAGGTAAAGTTTCACCAGAAACACTTAATTGGTTCCAACCACCTATTTTTTCAGGTAGTCCATATCGAAATCTAACAAAATCACCATCGACCCATTGAGACTCGGCTCCGGAATCTGTAGTCATCTTGTTAAAACCAGGCTTGAAATTTAATTTTTGTAGCATATAATCAACTATATATTAGTTTTTAATATATTGAAAGAAGCAAAGTTATGTCTTATGACCACAAAATATCAGATTTAAAGTATAGAAT